ATGGCGGTTTGAGCTGATGGAAGCTGGGATATTCTTATGTTTGCCATAATTATGTAGCCTGTTGACCGCTAATTGAGATAGTTAATCCTGTTGCAGAACCCAATGCTTGAATGGTATCTCCAGCAAATAGGATTTGCGAACCAACCCAATGATAACTAGTATTTGCTGGTAAGGAAACTTGATAAAAAAGTGCATTTGCTGTACCTGCGGTAGCACTTGCAGGTACTAAATAAACTGTATAAGTCAACGCCCCATTGGTTGTGTTGGCAATAATGATGTCTTGAACATTAGCCCGAACATTAGAAGGAGTCGTATATAAAGTCGTAGCTGAAGTCGTAAGCGGACTAATAGCCATACGCACAGGCGTATTGACTTGATAGATAGGTAAATATGGAACGGTCATGGGCTTAAATTATCCAAGTTACCGTCAAGTGGGTCTTCAGATGTTTCTGGAGCAATACCATACTCACCTTCTGTAACTGGCGTAGGATTGATATTTGGCGCTTGATTTGGGTCATTGACAATATTAGGGTCAGTAGTGAGCGCATCATCGTACTGAGCAATATCAGCATCTGGGCGAGGAAACCGAATAGTAATCTTTTCAGTTGGGCGTGCAGGCAATCTCCAAGGGTCACGCTCATCGTTACACCCTTCATTACAGACCCGTAGACCTGGCAAGTTTCTATCTTGTCCAATATCACTGTAGGCACGCTTCATCTTGCATCTGTCGCATATAGCGATAGATAGCACTGAGTTTCCTTGAGTATCTAACCATTTTGCCATTCTTATCTCGTGTAAACACTAATATTGGGGGCAAAATAAATGGGAGACTTGTCTCGTTCTTCTTGCTCAGCCATATTGAAATACTTTTCTGCTTGTAATTCGCAATAAGCTATGCGGTCAGGGGCTACATTGGGTAACTCCATCGCCATTTGATGGGCGAGCATGTTCTGAATAGCCAAATACCAACGCTGAGGTATCTCAATCTGACCAGAAAGAGAGCCAACATCCTGAATGTAGCGTGAACACCACGAAACTATCTGTGGGTAATATACATTTGGGGTTGGCCAAAGCCACATTTGGGGCTGGGGGATTGTTCTATCAAACCAATATTGCAACGGACGGTTGCTTGGAAAGTTTTTATTGGGCAAATTGGTGTAATCGTCACGATTTAAGCGTGCCAATGGGATTTCATAGGGATTTGAACCAAAAACAACTTGGTAAACGCCCATATTTGCACCTGCTGTTTGCAAAATTCTCCAATAAGGAGCGTTAGCAGATGGGTCTAAATCGTAATAAATCCATGTTCCTGCTACCCAATTGGTTGCAGGAGGGCTATAAATGGTTGTCCAGTTAGTTCCGTCTTGAGAATATTGAATCTGTACCGTTACAGAAGCAGAGATAGCAGGCAAAATACCAACGGTAGCAATATACACAGGATTACCTGAACCATTATTTATTCCTATTGAACTATTGTTATTAGTACATTGACAGACATTGGTATATTGACCGTCAAAAGCATATGAACCATTACCTGTAGTGGCATAACCACCCATTGTATTTTGTGTAACAGTTCTGTAATTTGAGTTTAAAACATCGTTAATACCAACTGGCAAGTCCCAAATGTACTGGTCAGGAGTCAATCCATAAACGACTTTTTGTATAGCCCAATACTGAATACCACGGTTGGCAAGGTTTGATAAGAGATAGTAAAGACTATCCTTAGCAGAGTTAACCTGTTCGTTAGTCAGCTCTTCAGCTAGTTTTCCAGCCCGACGAGCTCCATGGTCAATTAGTGTTTGAACTGATATTACTGTTTGACCAACTGTTCCTGAAGTACTCATTAATTACCATCCTGGGCATTTCCACCGTTTTAAAGAGGCTTTGGCACGAGGCGCATCGCCAGTAGACTTCTTTACTACACCCGACATTCTTGCACAGAATGAATCTTTTCTTGAACCACCTTGGGGTTGCGGAGCCTTTAAATGAGACCCCGTTTCCCTATTATACTTTGCACGACCTTTTGCAGTAAGTCCTGCACCAGCTTTAGTAGAAAGCTTTTCACCACGACCTACTGATAAAGATACGCCACCATCTTTCTTTTTAGCAGTTTTAGCTGATTGGATAAACGCCTCTTTAGTAGGCGCACCCTTAGAACCAACTTTACGCATGTGCTCACCAGAACCAGCCTTAATACGAGCCTGCTTCTTATGAATATTTTCGTATAGACCACCTTTAGCAAACTTCTTACCTTTATCTGCACTAGCAAATTCCTTTCCCACTTTAGTTGGAATGCCGACTTTTTTAGCAAACTTGGGATTGTGTGCTACAGCTTCCATCAAATTGTGTTGGGATTTGGATTTGCTTGGCATATTAGGTTCCTACGCCAGTTGTATTGTTGTTATTTTGTATTAATTTACCAATAATAATTGCTCCAGACAAAATAGCTGTTGAACTGGTTGTAGCAATTTGCCACTGGACATCTGATTTTTGGACATAAGGGAATGGTGCAGATGTTCTGTCAATGACATAAACTGAACTAAAGCCTTGTGTCAAAACATTAAATTGAACACCATTAACAGTTTGTTGCACATTGTAGTACATACCATTACCGCTACCCAAGGTATTGTCAGAGTTAACTTCAACTACTGTTAAATAAAAAGTATATCCATTAGGAACTGAATAAATACTCGCTTGGTTTTTTCCAACTTTAGGGTTAATCTGAGCAACAATATTTGTACCTTGTTTCAGGGTAATTGTTCCTACATTGGTAACTTGGCTTGTACCAGCAGATACCATAACTACACTATTAACTCTGTAATAGCTATTTACAGTAGTGACTGAACTTGTACCATTTAAAAACAATGTTTCTGAAAGAGGGTTATAGCTTGCATCTAAACCACTAATCAAAATAGATGCTGAAGTATTGTCAGATGCAGATGAGCTAACTACAGTAAGCGTAGCAGCAGATGTAGGAAAAGTGTATGCAGTAGCGTTTTCCCACATTGGAATTGGTGCGGTTGTTGGTGCAGTAGACGAAGTAATATTACCGTTGTAACCAAACAAACTTACAACGCTATGACCCATAATTTGACCACGAGCGACTTGTAGGTCAAATGGCTCATACGCTCCATTACGAGTTACCGAAGCGACAATGTTATTGCTCATAATTTCTCCAATTTAAAGAAGGGGGAGGTTACCCTCCCACCTATCTTAATAGTTACACTTACCACCCTTACGCATGTGATGCTTGGCATGTCCACCTTTTTTCATTGGGTGACCGTCAATTTTGTCATGACCATGTGCATGTTTAGCAGAATGCTTATGCATATGGGTATGACCTGCATCTTCATGACCGTGGGTTGTGTGATGAGCTACATGTCCACCATGGGCGTGATGTTTAACATGACCACCTTTTTTGAACTTACTCAGTTCTAGGTTGCCAGTTGTTTTCTTGCTAACAGCACGATGCTCGCCATCTTGCATATCGCTCACATAACGATTTGCTACATTTTGAGAAACAGTACCGCCCTTAGCGTAATGATGCTTAGCATGACCGCCACGCTTGTAACCACCAGCGCCTTGACCTGCAACAGTGTCCTTGACTTTGCCAGTAGACTTACCAGCTTTTTTGTTATGACTTGCGTCATAAACATGGTCTTGAACATCAATTTTTGGCTTCATGGCGCTACGAGCTTGGAATGCATCACCTTTAGCTGCTAAACCACCAGTAGCTTTGTGCATCATTTTGCCACCATGCTTCATTGCACCACCAGAGCAACAGGCTTTGTGATGTTCCATCATCTTTTTGTGATGAGCAGAACCACCTTCTTTATACATCTTAGCGTGGTGTTTAGCCATGTGCTTGTGATGCTCGTGTGAACCTTCTGGATGACCAGAAACACGATGAACTTTACCGCCATGAGCATGATGCATCTTGCCACCATGCTTGTAGCCAGTTAATTCAATATCGCCAGTTCTATTCTTATGGTCAGGACGAGTAGCTTCAATACCACCTAAAAGACCGCCTGGGGTATTGTCCTTAGCAAAAGACGCTTTACCGCCCTTTTTTAAGCCATGGTGAGCTTTACCAGCCTTCATATGCTCATGATGCTTAAGCTCTTTTTCAATCTTACGCATCTCATGCATTTCTGATTTGTGCTCTTTTTTGCTCTCAACTTCTCCACCCTTTTTACGGAGCAAAGCAGGTTGTTGAGTAGGCATAGAAGGAGACATAGCCATACGAGCACGAGGGCGCATAGGCATACCCATCATTGGGTTTCCACCCATAGCCATATGCTTCTTGTGAGCGTGACCACCACGCTTCATGCCATCGCCAACTTCATCGGCTGATGGCTCGTTGGTGTACTCTTTTGGTTCCCGTTGGAACTTTTTAGTTGCCATGATTTATATCTCCTAATTAGGCTTGGGTTACACCAAGAGCGCCAGTTTGAGTAGCGTTTGGACCTACTGCAATTGCAGGCATATAAATGCCCATGACCAAACGATAAGTACCATTAGCATTTGAGCTAGGAGCATAAGTTCCACGCACATCACCAGTGGTTGAAGTTGCAGTACCTTGTACAGCGGCTACAAAAGTTCCTGTATCGTTTGCAATAGATTGAGCCCAACCAATATCAGCGATATAAGCCGCGTCTGTTGCACGAACTGGCAAACCGTAGATATTAGATACGCCAGCGGAAACAGTATTGGTATTGCTTACGCTTGGAGTAATGGAAACAACAGTCTTGAATGCTTTTTTACCGTTTGTGGTGGTAGAAGCAGTTACAGGAACGCTAATTGCTTCAGTCATTGCTTGACC